AATCTAACGGTTGTCAGAATAAGATGCCTCTTAATAAGCTTGAGAACTTTATCAAGAATGCCGAAGGTCGCATTCTTTATGTAAACCCTAACGATCTTGACTCTACTGATGGTATTGAAAACCAGGGCAATTCACTTACGAAACCCTTCAAAACAATTCAGCGTGCTCTAATTGAGTCAGCAAGATTCTCTTATTTAAGAGGAGGAGATAATGATTTAGTAGAAAAAACTACTATTTTAGTATTCCCTGGCGAACACTTAATTGATAATAGACCTGGATTTGCTATTAGAGATAATGGTGGTGGAAATGCTCTTGCAGTTGCTCCTGGTGGTTCAACATCCAACGCTCAAGAAACACTTACATTAACTTTAAATTCAAACTTTGATTTAACTCAAGAAGATAATATTCTCTACAAATATAATAGTGTACATGGTGGTATTATCATTCCCCGTGGTACCTCTATTGTTGGTCTTGATTTAAGAAAAACAAAAGTTAGACCAAAATACGTTCCAAACCCAACTGATGATAATGTACCAGATTCTGCAATCTTCAGAATCACTGGTGCTTGTTACTTCTGGCAATTCACATTCTTTGATGGTGATGAGAGTGGATTAGTCTATACTGATAATAAAGATTTTAGCAGCAATAACAAGTCTAAACCAACTTTCTCTCACCATAAATTAACTTGTTTTGAATATGCTGATGGTGTTAACAAGGTAGAGAATTATCCTCTTACCGACCTTGACATGTATTATGCCAAGCTCAGTAATGCTTTCAATAGATCATCTGGTAGAGAGATTGACCAGAAGTTCCCAGCAGTAGAAGATGGATTCTCTAAGCAGCGTCCTGAGTGGGAAATTGTTGGTGCTTTTGCTTCTGATCCTGTAAATATTTCAACACTTATTTCTGGAGATGGTGCAACTCCTGGGAATATTGTAACTGTTTCCACTCAGACAGATCATGGTCTTAATGCAGGAACACCAATTAAGATTCGTGGTGTCAGTGAAGCAGACTTTAATATTTCCACAAAAGTAGTCCAAGTTATAAATGACAGCACATTTACATATGCTCTCCCTTCAGTAAGAGCAAATTTACCTGCAGGTCCTGCTGCTGGATTGCAAGTTGGTAATGCAACAGTAACTATTGAAACTGATACTGTATCTGGTGCATCTCCATATATCTTTAATACCTCTCTCCGTTCTGTTTATGGCATGAACGGTATGCACGCGGATGGAAGTAAAGCGGATGGTTTTCGTTCCATGGTTGTCGCACAGTTCACTGCTGTGTCTCTGCAAAAGGATGATCGTGCATTTACTAAGTATATTTCTGCAGATAGAAAATACGATCAAGATAAACCAACACTTGCCAGAGGAGAAGAACTTTCACAAAAAGCAAACAGTGAAAATGCTGAAAAGATCTATCATTTAGACTCTGATGCCGTCTACAGAGAAGGATGGCAATCTAAGCATATTAAGATGTCGAATGATGCGGTCATCCAGATCGTTTCTGTTTTCGCCATTGGATTCCATAAACACTTTGAGTGTTTGACTGGTGGTGATGCTTCTATTACTAACTCGAACTCTAACTTCGGTCAGTTCTCGCTTGCTTCTGATGGATTCAAGAAAGATGCATTTGGCAAAGACGATAAAGGTTACATCACATCGATCATTCCTCCAAGAACAATCGAGAATTTAGAGTCTGAAGTTGAGTGGGTACAAATTAACGTAGCAAAAACAAAAGCAATTGGCGTTAACGATAGAATTTATCTTTTAGGTTATGATTCTCTTGATGTCCCACCCCCAATTATTTCTCAGGGATATCGAATTGGTGCAAAGGTAGATGAAGTTCTATCTCTTGACGGTCATGGCGCTAAAATTTTAATGCCTAATGGTCCATTTGATAGCACAACTGGACAAAAAGGTTACATAAATCCAACAACTAAGACCTCTGCAAAAGTTTATAACAACGTTTATATTACTACAGCAAATCCGCAGAATGGTAAACAGACTGTATTTAATTTTACTTCAGGTCATGAATTAGCAAACGGCGAGAGTGTTCGTATCTTCAGTGAAGTTGGTGACTTGCCTGATGGATTGGAACGTGGTAAAGTTTATTATGCAGTTACCTCTGATAAGAATAGTTCTAGATCTGATGGTATCACTCTGCTTGCGGGTCAAATACAATTAGCATCGTCAAAAACAAACGCTGACGCACAAAATCCAATCTATATCACTGCTTATCCAAATACTCAAGAAGCAAGTGAAAAACTACAACTTCGTATTGAGAGTAGAGTATCTGATAAGAAAGCAGGTGATTTAGGTCATCCAATTCAATTTGACTCTAAGAATCAAGGAACCTACACATTCGGGGGCAACAGTGTAAATCTTAATGTTGGTGGTTGGTTCATTCTCACTGAAAGTAATAGTGCTTTATATGCCCATGTCAGCAATTTGCCGGTTGATGAGTCAGAAATCACTGTTGTCAAGAGAAGAGCTGATGATAGAAGTTTGGATGAAAAACTTTATAGAATGCGTTATGTTATTCCAAAAGAATTTGATAATACAAGAGACCCTGTAAATGGTTTTGTTATTCAAGATTCTTCCAGTGTTAATGTAAGAGAAACTGACGATCATACAAAAACTGATATTACAAGAGCAGATTATGATTTTGATCGCAACACAAGATTTATTTCAACCTGCACCTATAGTGCTGGTGTAATTTCATCAATTAATAGTCCAGGATTTAACTTCAGATCTGATAAACCTCATAATCTGGAAGTTGGAGATATTATCGTAGTCAGTAATGTTACTGATGAAAGTAATCCTACTGGAATTGAAGGTGAGGGTTATAATGGAGAATTTATTGTTGGCAATATTGAAAATGATAAGGAATTCCAAGTTTCATCGACTGATGTATTTGGTGTAACTCACGCTCCTGCAGCAGTTCATTCAAATGCAGTTAACACCAGAAATACAGTCCTACCTAGATTTACCAGAAATAACAACCAGAGAAATTTCTACATCTACAGAGTAGAAACTATATCAAATTACATAAAGGACGTACAAGATGGTGTATTCTATCTTTATGTTCTTAATGCATCTAATTCGATTGAATCAGAATTTACTGTTGATAAATTTAGTCAGAATGTCACAGATCTATATCCGCAATTAGATAGAGATAATGATCTAGAAAATCCTCCAGCAGCAAATAGTTATGCTAGAAGATCACCAATTGGTGAAGTTAATACTGATGATCTGAAGAGAAGTATTACTAGAGAAACAATTGATAAGTATAATGATTCTTTTGGTATCGGACAGAAGATCATCAACGTAGTAGATGGTTCAAATACAACCACTATTACATTTGATGGACCACACCAATTAGGTGCTATTCGTACAGTAACTAATCTTGATGGTGGTTCGGGTCATACTGAAGGAACTTACTACAACGTAAAACTTCTCAATAATGGAACAACGGTTTGGGATGGTGCAACTGCAAAAGTAGTTGTAAATTCTTCAGGAGTTGTTACCGATGTTGAAATCATTGAAGGTGGTTCAGGATATACTGCAGGTGAAGAATTAGATATTGATTGGAGAACTTCTGAAGGTGGTATTGGCGGTAGTTCAAACGCTCATGTAGATACACACTCTGTTGGTATATCTCTAGCGACTAATGATTACGTCCAAATAACTGGTATCAGCACGGCAACAGATTCCTATCGTAAAATCACTACTTGCAATGTACCAAATCAAATTGTTGTAAGTAAATCATCTACAGATCCAGAAATTTATCCGGGTCAGTATTCTTATGTTGTTGGTAGAGTAGCAACCAAGTCCTCAACTTCAATTAGTCACACTCAGATAAGCACTACCGTACATCATTATTCCGTAACAACCACGGAAGCTCATGGATTAGTCAAAGGTAATAAAATTAGACTTACAGACAGTTCAAATGAAAGTCTAGGTGATTTTAATGTTATTGATGTTGATAGCGCAACTAGTTTTAAATTCTTGTATGAAGGAACTGGTACTGCAACCACCTTCAACACTTTAACGCATATCATGAAGCATGGTATGTCTGCTAACAGTGGTAGTGCAGATAATCTCAATGAAAATATTGGTGGAAGATCTTTACCAAATTATGATAATGAAATTCTGCTGTTGACTTCTGATGTCACAACCACAGAAGATTTACCAGTACAATTACCATCTGGTGCTTCTGATATTATTTCTAGATTCCCGCTTGGAAGTTATATTCAGATTGGTGATGAAATTATGAGAGTCGCATCGACGACTCTTAAGAATCCATCTCCACAAGCAGCACCTACATCTGGTGAACTTAAGGTTATTCGTGGTTCAATGGGAACCATCATTTCAGCACATGCAACTGGAACTCAGATTAAGAAGATTAAGTTGCAACCTGTTGAACTTCGTAGACCATCAATTCTTCGTGCATCAGGTCATACATTTGAATATCTTGGTTATGGTCCTGGTAACTATTCCACAGGTCTTCCACAGGTTCAGGTTAAGACTCTTAGTGAGAATGAAGAATTTCTTTCTCAGTCTCAGGAAACATCTTGTGGTACTGTTCTTTATACAGGTATGGATAGTGATGGTGATTTCTATATTGGAAATACCAAGTATTCAGCACAGTCTGGAGAACAGACCACATTTGATGTTCCAACTCCAACAATAACAGGTCAAGATCCTAACAGATTAAGTGTTGTCTTTGATGAAGTTATTGTTAAAGAAAGAATCTTGGTTGAGGGTGGAAAATCTAAGCAGATTCTATCTCAATTTGATGGTCCCGTTACATTTAACGGTCCTGTTAGAATGAATAACAAACTTTTCCTTAATGATGATATAAGACTTAAAGGGAAATTTAAAATTCTGGATGACACTGATGCAACTATAGATTGTTCTACTGGAGTATCTTCCGGTGCCCTCACAATTGCTGGTGGTATTGCTGTTGGAAAGAGTTTACATGTTTGTGAAGTAGGGTCATTTAATTCAACAAATAATCTCACTACCTTAAGTGCTAGATTAGCGTCTAATCCTAATGGTGTTGGCACTCCTAGTGGGTTATTTAAGGGTGGAGTATATATTGATAAGGATCTTCATGTTGATGAAGATATGTGGGTTCAAGATGAGTTAACGGCTAATGATCGTCTCCACGTAACTAATTGTATTCGGATAGGTGGTCCTCCTACTACATCACCTGCTTTAACGTCACTTCTCGGAAATAGTACGGAACCAGATGCGGGTCTTGTGCCTTCTGTAGATGCTGCTGCTAATAATGGTTATGGTGTTGCTATTGGATCTAAAAACCATGCGTTTGCCGAAGCACACATTGGTAGGATTCAAATCGGTCATTATGATGGTACTCCTAATAATGGTAATCAGCATATTACAACTAGAAGTGGTGAATTAAAATTAGACTCTGCTTCAGGTCGTGTTGAAATATTAAAGCAGGCTAGTGATGAATTAATTGTAACAGGAACAACTAACCTGAATGGTAACACTTCCATTACTGGAACATTAAATGTAAGTAGTGACACAACATTTAGTGGTAACGCCACCATAAGCGGTGATGCCACTATAAATGATGATCTTTTTGTAAATGACAACGCCAACTTTGCTAGTAACTCAGTTCAAATTAGAAATGGTAAAGTTATTGCTGGTACATTCCAAGGAAGAGCTGATGAAGCAAAGGTAGTTGAAATAGGCAAAGTTGTTGATGGATCTAATTCAACTGGTATCGATGATTTTCAACTTATTATGGCCCCTGTAGGGCAAAGTGTTGGTTATAAAAAAATATACAGAGATAATAATCTTAGATTTAATGAACCAAATCATACACTTACTGTAAGCTCTGGTAATAATTACATTTCATTAAATGGTAGCACCGGGGAAATCAGAGCTAGTGGTGACATTTATGCTTTCCTTAGTTCCGATGAAAGATTGAAGGATAATATCTCTAAGATTGAAGATCCTTTAGCGAAAGTTGTGTCACTGGGGGGATACACTTTTGATTGGAATGAAAAAACTCACAAAGATGGTACCGAAACAGGTGTTATCGCTCAAGAGGTTGAATCACTTGGATTGCCTGGAATTGTCACAACTAGAGATGATGGATACAAGGCAGTTCATTATGAAAAACTTGTTCCACTTTTAATTGAAGCGATTAAAGAATTGAATGATAAGGTTTCTTCTCTTGAAGATAAACTAAATAACTAGAAAAGCATCCTGAGATGGCGAATTATAACAAGCAGTTTAATTTTCGTAATGGAGTTCAAGTTGATGATGATAATTTAGTAGTAACTCCTACAGGTTTGGTCGGAATTGGAACAACAATTCCGACTGAAATACTCGACGTTGATGGAAACACTGTAATTAGTGGTTTTGCCACAGCATCTCAATTAAGAGGACAAACTTTAGTTGTTTCTGGAAAAGCAACTATCGGTGAAATAGAACTAGGGACGAGCAGTAACATT